CTTCACGAAGCCTTTTGTCAATCTCTTCGTAGTATTCATCAGAAGATGGATTAAACCCTTCTTCCTCCACAAGTTTCTTGTGAATACCAAACGAAGCTTATGTCATGGCCTCATCTTTACCAAACCATTCATTCCTTTCAGCCCATGCTTCGGCTTTAGGATCCGGTTTGGGTGGTTGAACATTATTTTGTACAGGTTGATCACCTATTTGTCCAGTGTTTTTTAAAGATTCTTCATAGACTTTTCTTTGCTCTTCGGTAGCTTTAATACGCTCTTCTTCAATAGCTAACCTAGCCAAGTTTTGATTAGCCACTACTTGTGCATCTATATCACCTTTTGCAACAGCGTTTTTTAAGTCTGTCTTTGCTTTTTCTAGCTCAGATTTTACTCTGGTAGAAAATTCAGTAACATAACCATCATCTAGTTTATCAAACTTGCCTTGAAGTTCATCTTTCTCTTTTTTTACTTTTTTAGCAAATTCAAGAGCTTCTTTTTCTCTTCTCTCTGCTTCACGTATCTTGTACGTCATTCGATCGATACGCTTTTGTACGTCTTTGCTGTACTCTTCACGCTCGTCTTTCTTATCTTCTTTTTTAGTCTCCTTGGACTCTACTTTTTCATCTTTCTGCTCTTCTACCTGTATTTCTTTCTCTTGCTTGAGCTCAATGTCAACGGCGTTTCCACCAGTATCTAATTCAACCATTGGCTCTTTAGTCATTTCTTGTGGTTGCATGGTAGTCTCCATGTTAATGTGTTACAGGCGATAAGATGCTTTCTGGATCTTCTACGACACCCAGAACCTCATCATCGTTTAATATGCGCAGTTCTCCGCCTTCAATATTAAGACGCGAACCGGCGTAGCGGGCAAATATTACCCAATCTTTTTCTTTGCACCAAGGACCGTTAGGATATCTATCTGCATCGTTATACGCATCTGGTCCAACTTTTAAGACTAATCCCACGTTTGTTGCAATCTGTGTTTCTTCCACAGTTTTGTCCGACAGTATGACACCACCTTTAGTTTTACCTTTACCTTTGTGTGGTAATACTAAAAGTCGCCAACCTGTTGGCTCTGGTAGTTTTGATGATTCTAATTCCTTTTCTTTTTTTTCTTCTTCTTTTTTCTTTTTTTGCACGGCTTTCGCTACGTGTACGGGTAAAATTAAATTACTCATTTTGCTCCTGTTTCTTTAGCAGGTCCGAGAGTTCCTGTTCAATATAGTTTAATGTATCAAGCTGACCTAAATGATTTTGGTAATCATTCCAATCTTTTACTTGATTACTTGTGATTATCTCAACAATTTGGGTTTGTCTAGTCCTAATTATTTTATATAGCCTATCGGCTAGATAGATTGAATCCATAAACTATTTCTTTTTAAACATGTTTAATGCGGCAGGGCCCGCACGTACCCCCAGTGAAACTGAGCACGCCAAATACAAAAGGTGGCGGTAATATTCCGGAAGCCCACTCAAAATTTCAAACCCGCGTTCTATGTGTGGTTGCATAAAAGGCAGGAATGCACAAATTGCTGGAATCATTAGCGCAAGTAAAACGAACTCGTCTTTCCAGCTCCCCTTCATTTGTTCTACAGCAGTTTGCTCCCACTTAACCTTACCGGCAATTTGGTCTTCTTTAAGTTTAGTAGCCGCTTTTACTTCTGTAAGTTTTAATTCTTGTTTTGCTTTTTTTGTTTCGACGAAACCTTTCACGGCGTCTGTTGCGACGCCGAGAAGTGGTTTAGCTAATAATTGCCAAACCATAAATTAGATTGCTCCAATTATTACGATTACGATTATTGCGACGATAGCCGCTTTAATCCAATCTTTCATTTTCCAATCAGACCATTCTTTCAAATGTGCCCATAAGTCTTTTACTAAGTTCATGTTCCCTCCTAGTGTTCCGTCAAGTCAAACTCTGGTTCGAACTCGACAACCTTCATTGGATCTAAAACCTTTTCAAGTTTTTGCAGTGCATCTTTTATATCATGTTCACAGTTTAGGCAACCACAATGGCATTTTCCGCCATTTCCGTGGTGGCACTCGTGCTCACATATTCTGCAAAGAGCCATTAATGTAACGTTATTTTCTCTACTTGCACCATATCCATGCTGTCAGCCATGGCTTGAAATAGGTCTTGTGTTTGCTCCATACCTAGTTGATTTATGTAAATGGTCTTTGCCGCCACCATAAAGGCCGCTGATAAAGCCATTTGATCCTCGTGTCTTAGGTCGTAAGCCATCTTAGAAACTACCGTTAGTAGCTCGTTTTCACTTCTTTTTTGCTTTTTTTCTGACATGACCGCCTCTCTTTGCCATAAATTTAGGTATACTTGTACCACTAGCAAGCATTTTTTCAAATCTTTTTATGTCGCCCACGGTTGTGCCCATTTTCGGTCTATATTTCTTCATTAAACGTCTAATTACAGCTTCACTTAACTTTTTTACCATTATTTTTCTCTCCTTTGCCCTGCTAGAGTTACCTCTGCACGTAATTCTGCTTGGTCCTCTTGACTTTGCAGACGTTCTTTGTCCATTTCATCTTTTTGTTGTAGTTTTTGACCCTCAAAGTTCAGTTTTTCGGTGTCTAAATCAAGTCTTTTCTCTGATAACTCCTTATTTTGTTGTAATTGTTGTGCACGTAGCATTAGTTCTTGTTGTTTTAGGTCAATAAGTGGATCTTTTTTGTCCATATTCATCATTTGTTGCTCTTCTGCCACCATTTCATTGGTCAGTTGTGTAATTCTTTCAGCAATTTCACGCTCATTTTGCTGTTGAAACTGTGTGAGTAGTTGTGGTGGTATTTGTCCACCAAATTGCATAGCCTGCTCTTGTATGATTTGTGCATTTTTCGCTTCTATTTCCTCTCTTGCCATTAGTGCAATATGCTGTGAAATATGCGCTTGTAGCACTCCCATGGTTGGTGGGTTGTTCGCTACCAAGAATGAACTCATAAACGCTCTGTGTGCTTCGATGTGAGCCATATGAGCTTGACCCGGAAATGCTTGTAGTCCTTGCATCTGTAATGCTTTAGAGTTTTCTATACCCGGATCCTCTGGTTGTTGTTGCTGTATTGGTGGTAAGATCATGTCAATGTCTCTCACACCAAGTGCCTCATACATACGTCTGTACGCTTCATGCATATTATGCATCTGCGGGTTAGATGTAGCTAATTGTAATTGTGTTTGCGCTAGAGTAGTACGTTGCGCCATAGAAAAGATGTTTGGATCAGATACGGGAAGTATGTCAACCCTGTCATCAAAGTCTTGTTGTTTAATAAGTCTATTACCGCCACGTACAGCATAAGGGTACTCAACAGGCATAGTTTCTGCAAAGACTTTTGATAGTAACTTAAATTCAACTTTTTGCGCGTAATGTAATCGTTTGTGTATAGCGGACATAACTTTGGATCCGCGTTCCATGATTGCCATTGTTGTGCCTACAGGATTTGCCTGTGAGCCTTCACCTAGTTTTTGATCTGCTATAGCCGCGAATCTTCTGCCTGCATCAACGACAAAGCCGAGTAATGCAAACAATGTTTGACTTGGTTCTTTATACGGAATCAACATAAGTGATTCACGGATCGCGCCACCCGGCGCATCTACATCCCGGAACTCTCCGGGTTGAAGGGGTTGGTCGTCATCTCGAACACGCAGTCCCCTTGCCTTAAAGCCAGCAGGGAGGTTGGACAACGTACCTGCATCAATGAGCTGTCTAAGTGCGGACGTAGCTGTTCGGGAGAGACCGCCGAGCATGTGGATAAGGCCAAAGCCATAAAAACCAAGACCGGGTAAAAACTTATAGTGTACAAAATATTGTATCTTTTTTCTGAGTGGATCACCCTCTCTGTAGTTTCGGTATATGGAAAGAACTTTATTAGTTCCTTCGTCAACAGTGACAACATAAGGTAGCTTTATACCAGTAGGTTCGTTAGTTGTAATATTCTTATCTTCAAAACCGGGTATGTCTAAATCACAATGAAACTCAAGAAGAACAATGTCTTCTGCATTTTGTGTTTCTGTAAGACCGTCTAGCTCGTTGTATTTGTCCTCTGCATCATTAGTGTCAACGGATGACGGTGATATATCAACATCACGATACATACCACCGATTTGTTTCTTGCGCAACTCATTACCCATCATTTTAACGACGTGTGTAATACGTTCACATGTTTCTAAATCTGTTGCTGT